GTGGTTCCCGTGGCACCTGTGGTTCCCGTGGCACCTGTGGTTCCCGTGGCACCTGTGGTTCCCGTGGCACCTGTGGTTCCCGTGGCACCTGTGGCAGCCGCGGCACCTGTGGTTCCCGTGGCACCTGTGGCAGCCGTGGCACCTGTGATTCCCGTGGCAGCCATGGCAGCCGTGTTCGATCCGAATGGTCCGTTTAGTTTCAAAGCAATCGGACTCAAATTCAGCCTAGATCGGGGCATCACCCCTGACATGTTCATTGATGGGCTTGAAGACCGTCCGGATCCGCTGTATGCTATTCGCGATAGCGTTGACGATGCAGCTATCCAAGTTGTACCCATTGATCGCGACATGCGAATCGTAGAAAACAACGGAGTCATCACGATTGCAGGACGGACCCTGCGCATCGTCCGGGCAGTTGGTTCTGGTGTATTTGGTCAGGTCGCAGAGGTCGTGGATATCCAATCGCAACGTAGATTTGCTCTGAAGCGCCTGGTGATTGATGATGACCGTTCGCCAGCCAACAACATCATCAAGGAAGCGATGGCTCAATATATTGTGTATCGCGCATCAAATGGAAGTGCTGCTCCTGCAATCTATCGCGTCGTCAAGACAGCCGACAATCGGCGCGTTTACATGCTTATGGAGTTGATGAGCACCACATTGCTCGACTATCTGAGAATGAACCAGGGAACACTACCACTCTATATGACACGAATGGTGCAGCTGATTCGTCCTCTGTGGGATAGTATTGGATTCAACCACTGCGACTTCAAACCAAACAATGTGTGCCTGAAGCGTCTACCCAACCGTGAGCTTGATGTTCGTATCATCGATTTCGGGTTCAGCCGGATGGTCTTGTACGGACGGCTGGAATTGCGGGTAAACGGCCTTGATAGACTTCCTCGTCGGTTCACCAACTGGAGAGATTTCACTCAGATGTCAGTCAACTGCTACTGGGGTGGTTATGACGCTGCATCTGTACCCATTCTGCAACCCATAGCGAATGCATTCGTACCTTGCGCCCTTGACAATTACAACCAGCCGTGTGGAGCCACTGGATACATGACGAGCTGGCGCGACTTGTACTTTCTTCTCGATCTGCCAAATACCAACAATCCCCAAACTACATTTGATGCTATGAGTGCCCGCTTCAACGTAAATCCTCCAGTGGCAATTCCGGCTACGGCTGCCGATTTCGAGTGGTTCATGGGGGCAGGGGCGCTCTTAGATGCAGAGCGACTTCAAGATCGCGCACGGGCAGCAACCCCGGAGCGGATAGCACGACGCGAACGGGAACATGTTGAAATGATTGTGCGCATTAACATCCGTCGTGTTCGTCGGGGGGAAGAACCCATTCCTGTGCCACCGCCGCCACCACCGCCACCACCGCCACCACCACCACCGGGGCCGGGGCCGGGGCCAGTCCGGGTACCCGCTGTGAATGCGGCGGTCCAAGGGGCATTTGACGCAATTGCGGATGCCGAGGTAGTCAGACTGCGGAGACCGGTAGATCCACCCCGAGCGGCGCCGTCTCGGCGAGGCGGACAGAGGCTTAAAAATAAGACGTTCAAGAGAACAAACAGACATGTCCGAAACACCTACAGATTCATTTGAGCAACTCAAGGATGAGTCGCCTACTATGTTGTTCCACTACCTCCGATTCGTTGCATTCAAGGATGCAGACCAAAAGGAGGTGGCTGGACTCATAAAGTCCCTCATGAGCGTGTCATGTGCAGATCAAGCGTTTCTGAAACAACTCATTGATCTTGCAGAGACCAAGGACCTGTCCGGGTGTGCAGCTCTTGCTGCAACCCGTACAGGGGATGCAGATGCACTGGCAGCCGAACTAACGGCTGGTGGATTTGAGTTGAAGCAAGTGAAGGATATGAATGAGATTGTTGACGCATACTTCACGGAACCGTCCCCGGACTATGCGATGCGCATGCTGGAAACTCTATTGTTCTTTACGATCACAGACGACGGTACTGCATACAATACCTATATCAAGAAGATCATGGCAGGAATACCCGAAGACATGAAGGAGATGACGTATTCGGACAAGATGTTCCACGGGTTTATAATTTAGCTCCGCATCGTCGCCCGTAGTCTCCTAATGTGCCTCCGCGTGGGTCTTGATGATCCCTTCGGGGGCTTGGATCGTCCAGCGCACGACGCTAGAGCCGGAGGACTGTACGCAACGAATTCGATACCCTTGTGCCCTCCTCCGGCCTGGTTGCGAAGGAGCTCATTGAGTTCCCGACGATATTCCGCAACTCGTTCCGCGTCTATTCCGGCAGCTACAAACTCACTTGGCCATATCCGTTCGCGGCATGGCGCGAGGGGGCATAGTCCGTTCACACCTCCCATTCTCTGCATGACCCCCGCATACATGTCGTCTGCTCCAATATACTCTCCGTCATGGTTATGGATTGCATTGGCGTTATGGCGGAATTGCCAGATCGGATCGTTCTCATCGCTTAATACCTGCATCGCAGGCTGGTGTTGGGCATCAATTGCGAATCGAAGAGGCGGCAACACACCGGGTGGTTCCTGAACATCTCGCGCAGGGCCACCTTCTAACCGTCTAACGACGATTGGATCCGGTAGCTCACATGGAATCCGTTGAAACCCATTGGGTAGAAGCTCCATTTCTACGTCGGCCATCCAAATGTATTCAATACGGGAAATGTGAACAATCCATTCGGGCACCCTACCTATATGCGGAATTGCCATACATGCAGAGTATACCAACCGCTGGAACCGCCTCTCCTTCTCAGCTCTTCCTCCGCCCGTGGGCACACAATCTCGGTCAAAATATCCAACCCGCCGCCGCCCGTCAAGCCCATCATTCATATCTAGCTGAGCAGCCCGACCTCTGTTTATGACGATATCGTTCTTGACATAGTGTTTGTGAGGCAACCCGACTGACTTACAAACTCTGCCACACAGTGTACACCATCCGATCTCCCCATTATAAGCCAGATACCTTGAATACAGGCCCGGATGAACCCGCGTCTGATCACACAAGTGCGACATGTACATACAACCGTCTTCGCGCGGTGCAACTGTCAAGCAGATCGGGCAGAAACATACGTCAGCCGGTCTAAGGCCTAAAGAACCACCTGACAGCTGACCGATCACCTCATTGACGGTCCGAGCCGACACTCCGGCATACATTTGTGGATTCGTGCCTTGTGGCATCGGATAGCGAGACAACGGCAAGGCAGGTCCTCTCCAGGCAGCCGCGAGAGCGGCGACGCGCGCAGCCTCAGCAGCAGCTACTCTACCGGCCTCGGCCTCTGCAGCGGCGGCTGCGACGCGCCCAGCCTCGGCCTCTGCAGCGGCGGCTGCGGCCACCGCGGCTGCGGCGGCATCTCGAACCGCAGTGAACTGAGCCAATATGTGCCCAGCAAGACCGGGGGCTGCTAGTGCTGTTTCAACGTGATCGTTCCATGTGGTCGTGGTATCCCCTGGCGAGAACATTGTTGCCGGATTCACACCATTCACAAAGTTGGCCGCTTCTCCGGCCAAGTTGAACTGGGGTCCATAATTAAGCCACTGAGCAGGGACCTCGGGAACCGCGGCGTCGCCATCCGCTTTGGCTCGTGCCAGGATCCTCCAAATGAAGGGACAGTATAGGAACGAAAAGCTTCCCGGTGCATTTGGGCGGATGATATTCATGTTCTTGAACGTCTGGAGCAGATCCTGAAAGACGGCACTTACAAATGGCTCCTGCGTAGCCGGATCCGGGTTTCCAAACGATACACACCTTTCCTGTAGACCTGCGTCTGCAATATGTCCAGTGATGGGGTTATCAACTACGGCCGCGTACTCGGGCGGGATATTCGCAGGAGGCCCAGCCGGAGCTGGGGGCGGCGGTGCAGGTTCCGCAGGTGGAGACTCCATGTGTACCACGGATTCCACGGGAGCCACGGGAACCACAGGTGCAGCCACAGGTGCAGCCACGGGTGCGGCCACAGGTGCAGCCACGGGTGCAGCCACGGGTGCAGCTCGACCCCGTGCCGCCGCACGAGCTTGACGCTCGGCCGCCAACTGACGGATATCGACATTGCTCGGAGGAGGTACAAGATTAGGTGCTTGAGCGGGTGCAGAAGGCGCAGGTGCCGGGCCTTCAGCTACGAGCGCAGGTGCAGGTGCAGGTGCAGGTGCAGGTGCAGGTGCAGGTGCAGGTGCAGGTGCAGGTGCAGGTGCAGGTGCAGGTGCTGCACGACCTTGCTCAGCCATTCTAGCTAGAACTGCCCGTTGAAATCGAGCATTCATCTCAGGATCCCCCGCAGGTTGCATTCTTATATGTGAGTCCTATTAGTTTTAGTTTCAATGAGCGCCTCTCCCGGGGCACTGCTGCGCGAGGGCATTTAATCCCGGTGAGCGCCCTCGCTCGGGTGAACCGCCTTCGAAGCGTCCTCGAGCGCCTTCTCCTCAGCATTGGCCTTCTTGCGACGCTCGTTCTCCTCCTTCTGCGCCTTGATGGCCTCCTCACGCTGCTCCGCAAAGAACATCTCCTTGTTGGACTCGTTCTCCTTGTACTTGCGCATCAGCTCGTTCAGCTCCTTCTCGGCATACTCCACCTCCGGCATCAGGTGCTCCGAGGGATCCCACGGCAGCCACGCACCGACCTTGCCGATGTACAGATTGTCCTTCGGGTAGCGGCGCTGCAGCACCTTGGAGAAGACCTGCGCCTCCTCCACCGTGGGAAAGGCACGGCGCACCTTGACACCGCGGATGTTCGTGCGGAACTCCACCTTGTTGTCGTACATCTCCTGCAGATCCTTCTCGTTCTTGAGGAGGAAGATCTCGTACTGCTCACGGATGTCCGTCTTCTTCACCTCCTCCTTGCGGACGGCCACGAAGTCGTTCGCATCCTTCATCAGGTCGTCGATCTTGAGGGCATACTTCTTGGACATGAATGCCATGAGACTCTCCAGACCCTTGATCTTCCACTCGTAGTCCATCCACTCCACGAACTTCTCAAAGTAGAACTCCTCCTTGTTCTTCACCACCTTCTCCGGGCTGAGGAAGGACACGATGCAGTACTTCTGCGTCGGGATCTCGGGGTCCTCGTCAAGGTAGTCGATCGGGCCAGACTCATCGCGCTTAGGGAGCTCAGTGCGGGGCATTTACTCTACTCCTCGGTTCACTTGAAAGTCCTTTCTCCGCAGAACACAAATCATGTACGACATCTTCACCACCGCCTACCTCTTCTTCCTCTTGTGCCCGGGCGTCGTCCTGTCCCTCGGATCGGGCATGACGGCGGCTGCCATCCACGCCATCGTGTTCTTCGTGGTCCTGCAGTACCTGTCGCTCTACATCCCCTGGTGGGTGGTGTGGGCTGTGGGTATCTCGTTCGTTGGATACAAGATGTTCTCGGCTCGTTCGGCCGTTCCGGTCTATTGAAAAAATCTTCGGACCTAAGAACCAAACAAATGGATTCTAAGCCGAAGCCCACCCCCTCTGCTGGACTCGACATGGCGGACCTGGTGACTCGCCTCGTGAAGTATCTCCTGGAGGGTCTCGCCGTGGCGATTGCTGCGTTCGTGCTCCCGGGCAAGACCCTCAAGGCCGCCGAGGTTGGCATGATCGCCCTCGTTGCGACGGCCACGTTCGCCATCCTGGACATCTATGCGCCTAGCGTCGGTGCCTCGGCTCGCACGGGTGCTGGATTCGGTATCGGCGCCAACCTGGTGGGATTCCCGAGGGTCTAGAGACTCACTCGTTAAGCCTTCAGAAGACTGACGATACCACCTGCGAGAGTGATTGTGATGACGGATGCGTAGTTAGATTGCGTCATGTGAACGACGTTGATCGCAGTCGCGCAGATCGGCGATGCAGTCGTGACAAGAGTCTGTGCAATCTCTTGCAGCGTATGGGGGACACAAAACGCATCGTAGAACCGCGCACTCACAAAGTGAACGCCGTAGTTAACACCGACCGCGAGCAATGACTTTGCAATGACTTCCATTTACCACTTACCTACCAAAAAGATGTAGATGGAACCAACATCCATTTTCCTTGTCCGCTACAATGGTCGCTGGGTAACGATTCACCCCCGTCCATTTGAGCCAGAACGTATGACGACGGATGTTGCATGGTTGCAGATCAAAGAGGACCTGGATACCGAGGAAGCATACCGCCGTTGGTTTGAGCTACAACGCAGAATTTCTCGTGTTCTCAAGTAATGAAGAACGTCCTCTTGATCCTCGCATTCACGGTGCTCGTCTACCTGATGTGGAGGCTGTGGAAGCCGGTGCTGACCCCCAAGCGCACTGTCCAGAAGGACAAGGCCAATCTGTACTTCTTCCACACGGATTGGTGCGGACACTGCCAGAAGGCCATGCCGGAATGGGAGAAGCTGGAGCAGGGTCCGAAGCAGTTTGGGGATACAGAGGTGTCCTTCATCCGCGTGAATGCCGAGAAGGATCGCGAGACATCTGACCTGTACGAGGTGAATGCCTACCCGACAATCAAGCTGGAGACGCCGACTGCGCTCTACACCTATGCAGGACGTCCGACCACGGAGGGACTAACTCAATACCTCCGGCAGACGTTTGGCAAAGAAGCGTGATGCCTGTGCGAATCCATCATCAAACAGACCCTTCTTCTGCGCCTCTGTCAGCTCTTGCAGCAGCGACACGCTATCATTCTTGAACCACACGACATTGTCCGTGTGCGACTCACTCCGAAATGCTTCGTAGAGAGTTGCTGCATAGTCCGTGATTGACAGCTGCTTCAGTCGCTCAGGAGTTATCTGGAGCTCTGCGCGGCTGATATGAAAGACCAAGCAATCGTGCGGGACGATCGTATGCATATTGTGGTGGAAGAACCCGCCGTCCACATAGACGTTATTGTAGAGGATCTGAGGGTGAAAGACGAAGGGCAGGCAGCAGGATGCCCGTAGCGCATCCAATGTAGACACCTTGCCCGTGAAGAACACCGTGCGACGTGTCGTCAGGTTTGCGGCGGTGATGTACAGCTTCTGCGGCGCATCGTCAATCACGGCATTGCGCAGGTCCACGCCTTGTGCATCAAACGCCTTGAGGACAGCCTTTGTGAAGTTATCCATGGGGAACAGAGCCTTCTGCGTGGTGAAGGACGTCAACGTGGTCAGATTGATGGATGGAATGACGGACGAGAGGTTGAAGCCAGTGGAGAACATCTCTCGAATGGCAGGGACAGGGATGTTGTAGGCAACCGCCGTTGCCAGAACAGCACCTGCCGAGCACCCGTAGATTCCCTTGGGGAAGACCAAGGGCTGATGGGCTTCCAGGGCAGCCAAGCCACCTACCATGATACCGCCGCGAACACCACCGCCTCCGAGTGCAATGGAGCTAAACATTCTTACCATGTGTAAGTAAGCATGTTGAAAGCCAGAGATGTATGGGATGAAGCCGAAGATCGCAAGGAGAAGCGGATGCGTGCCATGAGACCCGTGCTGAGCCAATTGTACGGACAGATCCGCAAACAAGCCATTCATGCCCCCAATGCACCCTACACTGTGTTCGAGATCCCCGCCTACGTGTTCGGCTACCCGCTGTTCCAGATGACCGAAGCCCGTGAATACATCATGAATACCCTGTCGCAGGGCGGCTACATGGTGTGGGTCATTGACGAGAAGTATCTGCTCGTGTCATGGCTCAAGACAGCCGGTGGGAAGCTCTCGCAGCACCGTCCCCCGCTGTTGACCAACTACCGCCCCCAAGTCTACGATCCTTCAACTCTTGGGAGCATGCGATAAAGTGTTGGGTAGATGTAATGGCAGCAGCAGCGGCACGGGCAGCTCAGCAACAGGCCGCTCGACAGCAACAGGCTGCATGGGCACAAGCACTAATAGACGCCACAGCGCGAAAAGCCTCGCAAAAAGCAGCTCGTGATGCTCGTAAAGCGACATTACCAAAATTAGTGGAACCGCCACCTACACAGCCTGCTGCACAAGCACTTTTTAGGGCTCTGGGTGCGGTTGATCGACAACATCCTCGTGGAACTATCATACATCCAGCAGAAGGCTTTAGAACAGGCAGTGGGTGTGTAAATGGAGACATACCGGTCGCTCAATTAGACCCCAACTTAGTAAGAAGAGTGGATACCATATTAGACTTTTTGTTTGGGCGTATCGGCGATGGCGCTGATCAAGCTGTAGCAACACAGAGGCGCGTGGATGCATTGAACAATTATGATGCGGTAGTCCAATTGGTGAGTTTTGTTGGAAATGCCCCTGGTGTAGGTGGCCCCCCTCCGATTTTTGACCAAGCAGCCGAGGGTATTCAGGGGTTCCCCGAATACAATCCAGATGCATTTGTTCCTGGAAGGGCGAATGTGTCGGACAATGCTCTTCATCGCTCAGATTCACGGAATCCGGATAGATGGAATCCAGCACTCAAAGCCCCTACTCTAGAACAGCATGCATACTATACATGCAGCGGGAATCTCATGAACTTAGCGGCACGCGTCAGTTATTTCTTGTTCCGATGTGAGAAGTACTATGCATATGCGCAGGTTATCAATTGTATATGGGCGCGAGAGGTCACTCAGAACACTTATCGTCCTCTAGTGAAAGATATACTTAAAAAGCCTGTTGGTACACGCACTTCGGACGAAAACGATAAGCTCAAGGATTTTAATACACACGCAACGATTATCCACATGATCACAGACTTTCTTGGCGATCTCAGAAACACTCTTCAGGTAAACAGGCCAAATGAAATATTCGTAGTATATGCCAACCCCAGAGGCGTCGATGCGCTTAACATCTTTCAAAGGCCAAAACTGATCGCGGAGCGAGAGAATCTGGTGGCGGCGGCAGAGGACGAGGCGCGCAAGGCGGCGGCGGCAGCGGCAGCGGCAGCGGCAGCGGCAGCTCCAGCGGCGGCAGCTCCAGCGGCGGCAGCTCCAGCGGCAGCGGCCGCCGCGCCAGGTGGTCGTCGTAGAACGCGCAGGAAAAATGGACGTCGTCGCACCCAGAAGAAGAGGAAGACATATGTGTGAACATGAAGTTGTGGTCAATGATGGTGAACGTGTGTGCACTCGCTGCGGGACGATTCTGGGATCGGCTATCGATGAAGGAGCCGAATGGCGAGTCTACGGCAATACTGAAGACGACCCCTCTCGTACAGGGACGATCACGAGCGAACTCCTTCCTGACTCATCATACGGATCTATGATGATGCGTCGGCGAGGCGGACAAGTATCGGAGGAAGCCAAATCCATAGCAAAGCTGTCTGCGTGGTCGTTCTCGAGCCACGGAGAGAGATCTTGGATGGGTATCTTTGATGCGATCCAGCAATCCTGTGCACGTGCGGGGTTGCCCAAGGCGATTGTGATGGATGGATGTGCGCTCTTCAAGAAGGTGGAGGATGCCCAAAAGACCCGTGGAGAAACCCGCCGTGCGCTCATGGCGGCTGCGATCTTCACGTCCTGTCGCCAACATGATGCTACACGAACCCATGAGGAAGTGGCGGCTCTCTTCCACGTCTCCATCCGCTCTCTATGTAAGGCGCTCATGCGGTTCACAGATGGCGGATCCAATGTCCTAAGTACCCAGTTGGGGATTGCCGAGCGGATCTGCGCCGACATGGATCTGTCCGACACGGATCGTGATGCGATTGTCCTGATGCTCCAGAAGCTGCCCGAGATGGAGCATACACCCAAGACCATCGTGGCAGGGGTCGTCTGCTCGGTACTGGGTGGACAAATCGCAAAGGTCTCGTCTGCTTCAGGTGTCTCGTCCGTGTCCATTCGCAAGATCGTGGACAAGTTTAAGAGTACGGCAGCGTCATTTGACGTATAGTTTCGACGTCGGATACGTATGCAACACCTGTAAACCGATTTACAGCAATTCTCGTCGGGTTTTTGAAGCCCGCAGCCGTGCCGGTGCCGTCAACCCGCGCCATGCTGCCATTGCCCGCAAGGACAGTAGTGGCGCCCCCGGGGTTGGTGATGGCTCGAACACCATAGATGTCGTAGCAGGTCGCAAGGATCATACCTGTTGGAAGCACCGCAAAGCTATGGGGAGTCGGTATAGTTACGAACGTACTGATAACACCTCCTGGATAGGTAATACGCCGGATGCGGCTGTTGCCAAAATCGGACACGATAAGGTCGCCATCCGGAAGCTGTGCAACATCATAAGCGTAAGGCAGAACGCCAGCGGTTCCGTTGCCTGCAAGTGTAGAGACGTTGCCTCCTGGGTAAGTAACAATCCGGATGCGGCGGTTCGTATTGTCGGCCACCGCAATATTGCCATCTCGAAGCACTGCGAGTCCATTTATGTTACCGAAGCGAGCAGTTGCAGCATCTCCATCGGCAAAGGCCGACGCGCCACCTATGAGAGTGGTGACGACCATCCCGGGGTATGTAAGCACTCGAAGGTGGTTGCTGTCCCCCATGATGATTTTCCCATCTGGAAGCATATCAAACGCATACGGAAAATAGACGGTAGCGCTCGCGCCCGTACCATCAGTAGTGCCCGATGTACCATTACCTACGACCGTGGAGGTGACACCTCCAGGGGTGACGAGTCGAATTCGTGAAGTTGTACCGACGAGGATGTTGCTATCTGGAAGCACATACAGTCCTCCCGTCCCCTGAAAGCGTGCGCCGCTGCCCGTGCCCTCTACATAAAAATAAAAACCATCGCCCGCAAGCGTAGTGACCACACTCGGAGACAATGTCAACGTCGGAACAACCAGTGTGGATGGGAAGTAGGCGACATTCCAGTTGAGATTTGACGCGCTTGGGTACAATGCCAATCCTCCTGCGAGTGTTGCTGATAGCAGTAGTGCATTGCTTGTCTGGGACACGATGTCATATGTTCCACGGCGACGATAGATCTGTGCGTAATGGTACAGACTTCCGTCGGGACTCTCCGCTGAGAACATGATAGATCCGGGCAGGATATTGGACGCAACCGTTCGGTATCCAGTGATCGACAGCATCGTCCCCTGCGACGAATAGTATCCGTTGGCAACACCGAGGGTGGACAATGCAGTCGGGTATGTACCGCTTGTGCGCAGGGTTGTTACTGAGTTGGAGTTTACATCGTTGGACATGATCAGCGTTCCGTATCCATCGGAGACTCGCATGTTTCCGTTGACATCCAGTGAATATGCCGGTGGAATGTTGACACCCAATTTGCCGTTGTTGCTCGTTACTCCAACACGGGCATATCCGTTGACATCCAGTAGAATCGGGACAGATGGATCGAACGTGGGAAGAGTGCTTAGGTTGATGCCAACCCGCTTATTGACGAGATCGCCGTTGAGTAGAATGTTCGTGCCGCTGCCCACCAGCATCGTGTTCGACACCGATGCTTGAGAGAGACCGGGTCCAATGAAGATGTTGTTGCTACCTGTGGTGATGCCTGTTCCACATCCAATGTAGACATTGGAGTTGCCACCGTTGAGGGTGTTCGCACCGATGGAGATGCTGTTAGAGCTATTGCTGGCACCGTACCCTGATCGGTAGCCGAGGAAAACCGAGTTTTTCACGTTGGACGTCGCACCGCCCGCGCTTACACCTAGGAAGGTGTTGCTTATATTGCTTGACGCCCCAAGTGTAGCGTAGGCATTCCCCGAACCCGTCCCGACATACACGTTGTTGCTCGGGTCGCCTACACTCGCTGTATACGTTTTCACCGTGTTGGCGGACACGGTGTCAATATTGGTCATCTCCAATCTCGACTGGTAGCCCGTACCTGCCGCATAGACAAATGTGGGGCGAAACACGTTTGACAGCAGGTTTTGGACGTTGGACGTGCTGCTCATTATACTGACTGGAGACAAAGGTTTAAGTGTATTCTCCGCTATATACACAGCGATGTCCTATACTCTCTTCCCTATCAAGCATTCTGAGCAGCACCTCTACAAGAAGTACAAGCAGAGCGTCGCCGTCTTTTGGACGCCGGACGAGATTGACTTTTCCAAGGACATGGCTGACTGGGCAAAGCTGACCGAGAACGAGAAGCATTTCATCGGGCGCGTATTGGCGTTCTTCGCAGGATCCGACGGTATCGTCCAGGAGAATCTGGCGACCCGTTTTCAGCGCGAGGTGGACTCGCAGGTTGTCAAGCTCTTCTACAGCTTTCAGAACGCGATGGAGGGCATTCACTCGGAGACGTACTCCCTGTTGATCGACACCTATATCAAGGACGAGGAGGAGAAGGCCAAGCTGTTTGACGGCATCAACATGATCTCGTGCATTGGCCAGAAGGCCGAATGGGCAAAGAAGTGGATCGACTCGCCCGACGACTTCCAGACCCGCTTGATTGCTTTTGCATGTGTGGAGGGCATCTTCTTCTCGGGCGCCTTCTGCTCGATCTTCTGGCTGAAGAAGCGCGGACTTCTCCCTGGACTGACGTTCAGCAACGAGCTGATCTCTCGGGACGAGGGGCTGCACACCGAGTTTGCGGTGGCTCTGTACCACACAATGGAGTCGCGGAGTGCGACGCAGATTCGCACAATCATCGAGGAGGCTGTGGAGCTGGAGAAGGAGTTCATCTGCGATGCACTGCCGTGTTCGCTGATCGGAATGAACGCAAAGATGATGAGCCAGTACATTGAGTTTGTGGCGGATCGTCTGGCTGTCCAGTTGGGCAGTAAGAAGATCTATGGGGTGGCGAACCCGTTTGATTTCATGGATCTGATTAGCTTGGAGGGGAAGACGAACTTCTTTGAGAAGAAGGTGTCGGACTATTCACGCGTGACGTCGTCCGAGACGCTGCGATTGGACGCAGACTTCTAAGCAGTCTTCTCCTTGCTGCTCGACTTCACGACCGACGGCGACGGCGGCGGCGACTTCAGCGTCGCATCCACACCCTCGCGCAGGAAGATATACCACACGGCGACGAGGACGAGCACGACCCAACCCCACTTAGGAAGCTTCGGCATCTTGGGCATCTTCATTTTATTACTAGTGGAGGATTACATTTCCGGCGGGGGTCTCGGTCTTGTCATCTCCCGTCTTCGACGGCGTCACCGGCACGAAGTTCTCCGTAGACATCATGCGCAGGACAGAGAAGAGAATGAACGAGACGACCACGATCACCAGGACATACTTAGCCAGCGTCCACAGCAGTCCCTTCATTGACGAAGAGTTCTTCGCAGCGTAGGCACCGACACCGGATGCAACCATTGTCTCGAGAAAGCCACCTCCTCTCTTGGGCATTTATTGAGAACGCAAGGTTATTTCCCCGATGCCGAATTGGTCGCGTCGGCGGGTGGTGGCTGGGTCTTTGGCGACAGGAGTGCAACGATGATGATGAAGATGATGAAGAAGATCAGGAGACCGCCAAAGAAGTAGGCAATGTAGACCCCGATGGATATGATGGGCGCAGTCGCAGGGGGCATCATTGGCGGAGGAGGCACCGGAGGCATCCCCATCGGGTCTGCAATTGCATTCCCAACGCCCTCAAGGACGCCGCCGAACATCTTGAAGAGACTCTTTGTGCGAGCCATTTACCTTTAACGCCGAAAGAAAGGTAATGGACGAGGACGGACTGCTCGCGCTTGGTGTCTTTGCGTCCGTAGTTGCGTGTACGATCGCCATTGTGATTGGTGCAGTTGTATGCCCACAAACCCGCCCTCGTCGTGTGTCTGGATACATTGATGAAGACGACCCTCTCGTTTAAGGTGCCACAACCTTTCCCCGCCCTCGGTATAAATGGAGTTCCTTCATGCATCGATTGCGCTTCTTGCGTCCATGGTTCTCGTTCTTGCGGGAATGGTCGGTTGGATCTACTGGCAGCAGACGCGTCTGTTCCAGAACATGAATGCGGTTGCCCTGGTGATTGGCGATCTGAACCAGTCGCTGATGGCAACCGTGGCAAAGCCCAGAGTGGAACTGGCGACGGTTCCGGAGCCTACGGAGACCCTCCAACACGCCGAGATCCCTACGTCGGACGAGGAGGACGATGACCGCCTGTCGGTGGAGAAGGAGGCGGAGGTGGTCACGGGCGCCCCGCCGCCGCTGGATACGGATGGACTGCAGGACAAGTCCAAGAAGGAGCTGCAGGAGCTCCTGACTAGCCGCGGCATCCCGTACGGCAAGGCAGACCCCAAGAACGTTCTGATCTCCCTGCTGAAGGCTACGGCGTAGACTCCCGAGGAGCCCTTGTGGCGACGTAAAATGGATTTGATTTCGCCAAGAAGAAAGGAAGTCCCCTCTGACACAAAATGACTTCTCTTCTCAAGTTCATCCACCACAAACCTGTAGCTGCTCCAACCTACTTCGATCTTCTTCCTATTGATGTTTTGAGACATCATCTAATGCCATTTCTCGGATGGGAAGATCGGATTCATCTGAATCAAATGTTTCCCCCTGCAGATAGAATTCTACCAAACAAGATCCCCAAGAGCTCGATTGCAGAGCATCAGCTAGTCATGACAGTTCCAGTTCTCAGGGCCAAGTTAAGAAAGGTCGAGGATATTCAACACCAGCGGGGTCACTCAAAGTATATCGAAGTGGCTGCAATCATTGATGTTCTGGAGACAATGGCATCCGGACCCAATATGATTGCCTGTCAGTATTCAAGCTCCATGCGACGAGCTGCTGAGGAGAAGTGTCGAGTGTTTATCCAACCGGCGGAACTGAAGAAAATTCCTCGGATCGCACAGAGGAAGCAAATGGAGGCAGTCGTTGCGAAGCTGTCTGCGAAGTTGGCTCAGTATCCGTTGCTAGCCGACCTGAACGTGTTGGGTAAGAAGAAGTGGATGCGAGAGCGAGTCACACAGAACGAAACTGCTCTCTTCGCAGCTGGGGACGGAGCTGGCGGTTCCTACCGGCGGAGACAGGGGGACATTTACAGTGTAATGGAGTAAACATACAATGAAAGTCATTAGCTTCGATATTGGATTACGAAACTTAGCTTTTTGCGTTCTCGAAGGCACGGACCGCACGGATGTGACGATCGTGGATTGGAACATCATTGACGTGCTAGGAGAACAGGCCGGTGTCGGTGCTCCTAGATGTCACAAGTGTACGTCAGCTGCGCGCTACGAACACGCAAGTAATGGGCTGTTTAGCTGCGCCAAGCACACGCCTCGAAAGAAGGCGAAGGTTGCCAAGGCAGAGATCAACAAGCTGACCCCCAATGAGCTCCATGCACAGATTGCGGCCGAGGGACTGACGACGGACGCCACTAAGAAGGCGGATCTCGTGGGGCTGCTCTACAACCACCGCAAACAGAATACGTGGAAGAAGTGTGTATCCTCGGCCATTCAGGGGTCTGTGCTGGACTTGGCGCCTGCCATCATCAAGAGCTTGGATGCTCGGGCGGCTTCGTGGAAGGGAGCGACGGTCGTTGCACTGGAGAACCAAATGGATCGGCGGATGTTTGGCGTGCAGGCGATGATCCAGATGTATTTTTGCTGTCGTGGCTTCCACTGCACGGGGGTGTCGGCGACCCACAAGCTGTCCAACATTGTGACCGTGGATGATTCAACTGCATCGTATAAAGGTCGCAAAAAGACAGGCATAACGCATGCATACGCACTTGTCCCTGCGGCGAACCAAGAGCACTTTGCAAAGCATCCCAAGAAGGACGATCTTGCAGATTCATTTCTTCAAGGTCTTTGGGTGTTAGAACATACCAAGACTTAAATGTGTGCGAGATACAATGGCTGCGATTGCTCTTGGAAGCACGGCGGCGACGATCGCAGTGGCCGCCGCCGTTACAGCGCTCAAGCTCCAGGAAAAAGGAAAGCTCTCCGATGTCGCTTCGACCGTTGGCACCACCCCGGGTACACGGGACGACTTAACGACTCTCACCCCGGGTACACAGGACGGCTTATCGCCTTTCACTCCGGATACACAGGGCGACGATGGCCCTCCCGGGTTTAAACTCGGACCCGCCTCCAAGCCGACCGGGAAGCCGCCAGGACTGGCCATGAAGAAGGGACTTGGCGACGTTCAAGACGAGACCTTGCCACCTAACTTCTCGGCATGGATAGATGACGAGACCAAACAAATCTTCTATTACGATCACACGACGAAGAAGAGACAGTGGCATCACCCTGGAAAACCACAGAATATAAAACCTACCGTACGCCAGACTAAACCCGAGTTATTGGACCAACTTGCTCAGTGGAAAAAAGGAGCCCCGCGACAGCCTCCGAATACGAATGAGCCCCCGACACCGCCACCGAAACCTGCGCCTAGAAACCCTTGGTCCCTATTCGGGAGCTGGGGCACACAACGGCAAGCGCCAAACGATCAAGCGGCGCATAGATCAGCAACTCTCCGGGCATCCCGTGGAGGACCTTCTTTCCGCCCTCCTCCCGGTCCAGATCCGCTTCCGGCTGGGTCGGGTCCCATACAGCCGCTACCAGGGCCTCCTCCTCGGCGCCCACCACCGCCACCGCCACGCCGCGCGCCACCGCCACCGCCACGCCGCGCGCCACAGCCACAGCCACAGCCACAGCCGCAGCCAGAGCCACAGCCACAGCCACAGCCACAGCCGCAGCCACAGCCACAGCCACAGCCACAGCCACAGCCAGAGCCACAGCCGCAGCCGCAGCCACAGCCACAGCCACAGCCACAG